GCAACAAAAACTCAAACAATCGATTTAAATGCTCAAGTGATTCCTATGAAAAAACCTGTAGAATCTGGTGGTAATCGTATTACTAATGTTGTTACTGATCTTGATGTATCAAATTTAGTACCTACTGCATATAAAAATTATGTACCATTTGGTAATTTTGATGATGTGCTTGCTATCGTACAATCTGAAAGATTCTTTCCTGTTTTTGTTACTGGTCAATCAGGTAACGGCAAAACAATGTCAATTGAACAAGCTTGTGCAAAAGCTAAAAGAAAATTTGTAGTAGTGTCTATGACACCTGAAACCGATGAGGGTGACCTTTTAGGTAATTATGTTTTGATTAACGGCCAAATGGAATGGCGTGATGGTCCCGTAACAACGGCTGCTCGCCAAGGTGCTGTTCTCTGTATTGACGAAATCGATTATGGTGCAAATAATCTTTCCTCTTTACAACGGGTTTTTGAAGGTAAACCATTTTTACTAAAGAAAAAAGGTGAATTAATTACACCAGCCCCAGGATTTACTGTGTTTGCTACTGCAAATACTAAAGGTAAAGGTAGTGATGATGGTCGATATATGTTTACCAATGTTTTGAACGAAGCTTTCCTTGAGCGATTTGTGAATACGATTGAGCAAGATTGGCCTCCAATTAATATTGAAAAGAAAATTCTAAAGAAAGAATTGGCAACTGTTGGTAAATTAGATGATGATTTTGCTGAGAAATTAGTTACATGGGCAGATGTTATTCGTAAAACTTTTGCTGAAGGTGGTTGTGACGAAGTGATTTCGACCCGCCGTCTTGTGCATATCATTAGTACCTATGGTGTGTTTAGTAATAAGATGAAGGCAATTGAATTGTGTTTGAATCGTTTTGATACCGATACAAAATTATCTTTCATGGATTTATATACCAAAGTTGATGCGGGTGCTAATACTGAAACCTTAATGGCACAAACAATCGATTTACCTGAACAACCTGCACCCGATAATACAATTGCACTATAATTATTTAACTGTTTCGGCACTTGACCCGGCGAAAGTCGGGTCTTTTTTCATGTTTACCTTGAAAACGCTTGACAGCCCTATCGTAATCTGATATACTTATCTCATATTTGAAAGAACGGTCTCCTTTCAAATGATTTACCTTGTAGAGACCATATTTGGAGTATTTTGTAATGAAGTCAACTAAGCAAAAAGTCTTGGCATATCTTTCTAAAGATTCTGCCTATAACACATTAACCGCAGCTAAGATGCAATCTGTTTTTGGTATTGCTAATCCTTCCGCAACTATCAATGATTTGCGTAACGATGGCCATGCTATCTACTTGAATAGCCGTGTTAATTCAAGCGGTGAGAAAGTTTCTTTCTATCGCTTAGGTCAGCCTACAAAGCGTATGGTCGCTGAAGGTATTGCCGCTATCCGTGCTCAAGGTGAGCGTGCTTTTGCCTAAAATAGTTTAGGAAAAGTGGAGAGGAATCGATAAATAAAAGTGTCGATTCCTCTTTTTATTTTATGGGCATATTATGGAAATTAAAGTTAAGCTTGATGAATTAAAACAAAATAAATTATTTGTCGCTACACCAATGTATGGCGGCATGGCTCACGGCCTATATGTCAAATCGTGTTTAGACCTACAAGCAACAATGGCAAAATACGGTATTGATACAAAGTTCTCATTTTTATTCAACGAATCTCTGATTACTCGAGCAAGAAATTATCTCGTTGATGAATTTCTCCGTTCAGAATGTACTCACTTATTGTTTCTTGATTCTGATATTCATTATAATCCGCAAGATGTATTGGCTATGATGGCATTAGATAAAGATGTTATTGGTGGTCCCTATCCTAAAAAATCAATTAATTGGGGTAACATCGCACAAGCAGCCAGAAACAATCCTGATATGGATCCAAAAGAATTAGAAAAACTTGTTGGTGAGTATGTATTCAATGTGGTACACGGAACAAAAACATTTCAAGTTACCGAACCTTTAGAAGTTCTTGAAATTGGTACGGGTTACATGATGGTTAAAAGAACAGTATTTGAAAAACTTGAAAAGGCATTTCCAAATATTCGTTATAAACCAGATCATGTTGGTCAAAAACACTTTGATGGTACTCGTTACATTCATGCGTATTTTGATACAGTTATTGACAGTAAAGACTCTATTACGGGCGGTGGTTCTGATCGTTACTTATCGGAAGACTACATGTTCTGCCAAATGTGGCGTAAGATTGGCGGAGAAATTTGGTTGTGTCCTTGGATGAAAACGCAACATATTGGATCATATCCATTTACTGGTGATATGCCTGCTGTTGCAGCTATGACAGGTAAATTATAATGTCTAAATCTGATAAATCCAAATCCGACAGAATGGTTGCTGAAGCACCTTATAATCCCGGTTATGAAGGTGTTTCTGTTAAAGACTTAATCAAAAGTTCTCAAAATGCCACTACAGGCGGCCGTAAATTTGATGGTGGTAAATTACAATATAGTCTTTTACCACCAGCAGCATTACAAGCAACAGTTGAAATTCTAACATTTGGTGCAGAAAAATATGAACCGAATAATTGGAAACATGTGCCTAATTCGAAGCAAAGGTATTTTGATGCTATGCAAAGACATGTGTGGGCATGGCAAAATGGTGAACAAGATGATCCTGAATCAGGTAAAAACCATTTAGCACATGCTCTTTGTTGCCTCATGTTTCTGTACGAACATGATACAATATATTCTGTTGATGATAAATCTTAATTATGGAGTAATAAATGAAACTATCTACACAAACAATTGGTGTATTAAAGAATTTTGGTTCAATCAATGAGGGTATTTACTTTAAAAAAGGTAAAATTCTCAAAACAATTTCTAAAAACAAAAACATTCTAGCTGAAGCTACCATCGTAGAAGATATTCCTTCTGATTTCGGAGTAGAAGATTTAAATAATTTTCTATCAGTAATTAGTATGCATACTGATGATCCGGTTTTTGAGTTTGATGGAACTAATGTAATTATTAATGGTAACAAAGGTCGAAGCAAACAGAGGTATCGTTATTGCCAACCTTCAATGATTGTTATGCCTCCAGAGAAAGCAATTACGCTTCCTGATCCAGAAATTACTTTTGATTTATCTACTGAAGATTTTTCATGGGTAATGAAAAGTTCGCAAGTGTTGAATACACCTAATGTCGTAATTGAATCTGATGGTTCAACAATCAATATTGTTTCGAGTGATTTGAAAAACAATTCTTCACATACTGATGCGTTAGAAGTTGGTAAAGGTAATGGTGATAAGTTTAAAATGGTTTTCTTAACTGAACACCTTAGTAAAGTTTTAACTGGTTCTTATACAGTACAAATCTCATCTAAAGGATTGGCACAGTTTCAAAACAAAAATGTTCCACTCAAGTATTGGATAGCAACAGAAACAGGAAGTACCTTTACAAAAGGTTAATGAGTTGTAAATTTGATTTTTTTATATTATATTATGAGGTATTTTGATGGAACATTTATTGTGGACAGAGAAGTACAGGCCGCAAACAGTAGAAGAATGTATTTTGCCAGAACGGATGAAAAAGCCGTTTCAGGAGTATGTTAATCAAAAAAACATTCCAAATCTTCTTCTTGCTGGTGGACCTGGAGTAGGTAAAACAACAATAGCAAAAGCCATGTGCAACGAAATTGGTTGCGACTACATGGTTATCAACGGGTCTGATGAATCAGGTATTGATACATTTCGGACTAAAATTAAACATTATGCATCATCAATGAGTTTGGCTGGCGGTAGAAAAGTCATTATCATTGATGAAGCAGACTATTTAAATCCCAATTCAACACAACCTGCTTTGCGTAATGCGATTGAAGAATACGCAAGTAATTGTTCTTTTATTTTTACTTGTAATTTTAAAAATCGTATCATTGATCCACTCCATAGTCGGTGTGCAGTTATCGAGTTCAACTTAAAAAATGGTGAGAAGGACAAGATGGCCACTCAGTTCTTTAAACGAATTCAGTCTGTTTTGCAAAGTGAAAAAGTAGAGTTCGATAAGGCGGTTATTGCTGAATTAATCAAAAAACATTTTCCTGATTTCCGCCGTGTTTTAAATGAATTGCAAAGGTATTCTCAGTTCGGTGCAATTGATACAGGTATTCTTGCTCAGATTGGTGATGTACCACTTAAAGAGATTGTAAAATTCATTTCTGAAAAAGATTTTGGTGCAATTCGTAAATGGGTTGCTTCTAATGACATGGATTCTACAACATTGTTCCGTAAACTTTATGATATGATGTATGATGTATTAAAACCACAATCTATTCCTCAAGCAGTTATTATTCTTGCTGACTACCAATATAAGTCCGCTTTTGTTGCAGATCAAGAAATTAATACTGTTGCGTGTTTAACCGAACTAATGGTAAATTGCGAGTTTGTATGATAGATATATTTTTAAATACTTTTAATTGGATTAAAGATGACTGGTATTCAAATAAGTTTCGTTTTGCTGTTGAGCTTATTGCTTGGGCTATTAGTATTGGTTGTGCGATTACCATGGCTTTTACTGTTCCCACTCCTCCGTTACTCATTTTATATCCTATCTGGATCACTGGTTGTGCTATGTATGCTTGGGCTAGTTATACTAGGAAATCATTTGGTATGTTGGCTAACTACTTGTTATTGGTAACGATTGATGTTATTGGTTTAGTTAGAATGTTATAAAATGATGACAAGAAAAGTTTCTAAGAAACTGATCAATCTCATCAAAATGAACGCATTAAGTCGAGATGCTAATGGTGAATTTACTATAATCAAATCGTCAACCAATAAAAAAAGAATGATGCATGATTCTTCTGGTATTAGAGCAGGATCTTTACCTAATAGTAAAGTTTGGATTCCAAGCAAACTATATTTGGATGAAAATGATTTAGAACAAATTTGGCAAGAGCAAAATGAATTGTGTTATTGGTTTAAAATACCACTAGATTTAGAATTAATCTTCAACAATCATCCAGAGTATTTTCCAAAACATCCTTTAGCTCCATCTGTGGATAGAAAAGATGATAAGTTAGACTACACTAGAGATAATGTGGTGATATGTTGTAGATTGGCCAACTTTGGCAGAAATATATACCCTTTTGATAAATTCCACGATGTTATTGGAAAAGTAACATCTAAAAATATACATACTAATTATGAACCCATTTGACTATGTTAACGAAATACTGCAAGGTAAAAAACAGTTAATTATTGATGATGCATCCGAAAAAGCATATGTACCATTTTTAACAAACAGGTCGTTATCGTATCATTTAGATTGCATTATGTACGCAAATGAGATGAATAGACGGCATATTATTGATTCCAAACTGCAAAATGACTTTTTACTAAATACCGTTAGGTCTAAGAAAAGACCATTTGCTAAGTGGGCTAAAACAGTACAGAATGATGATTTAGAATGTATTCAAAAGTTGTATGGCCTATCAAAAATTAAAGCTCGTGATGCAATACGCCTACTTAGTGATGAACAAATCCAAAAACTAAAAGAACAAACCGATACCGGTGGATTAAGGAAGTGATATGGTTGACCTTGCACAATTCGTTGAGGTAAAACTCAACGATCAGGACGATTTTTTAAAGGTAAGAGAAACACTTACTCGTATTGGAGTTTCATCACGCAAAGAAAGAATTTTATATCAGTCTTGCCACATTTTACACAAACAAGGCAGGTACTATATTGTACACTTTAAAGAACTTTTTGCACTTGATGGAAAGCCATCTAACATTTCGGAGAATGATATACAAAGGCGTAATGCAATTGCCAATTTATTATCTGAATGGGGTTTAGTAACAATTTTAAATCCTAAGATTATGGAAAATAATATTGCACCATTACATCAAATAAAAATTATATCATTCAAAGAAAAAGATGAATGGGAATTAATACCAAAATACAATATTGGTAAAAAAACTCAAGACTATTAATTATTAACTAAGTGAAAATATATTATGATGAAACCCAATAAAACTTTTAAGATGGATAAAGAAACAAAAAGAATTTTATCCACTTTAAGTGGTCAACAAAAAAGTGACTACAAGAAAATGATGATTGAGGCACAGTTATGTTCTGCTGTGGTTGTTCGTGAAAAGAAAAAAGGTAAAGATAAGGATGAAGCCTAAATTTATCGAAGCCCACATGAAGGCAGCTGAGAATTATTCAAAGTTATCATCAGCAAAACGCCTTCAAGTTGGTTGTGTTATAGTCAAAGATGATACCATTATAGGAATTGGTTACAATGGTATGCCATCAGGTTGGGACAATAATTGTGAAGATACTATACAGCATAGTGACGATACTACAACAACAAAAACCAAACCAGAAGTACTTCACGCAGAAACCAATGCAGTAGCAAAGGTTGCTAGATCAACAAATTCAACAGATGGTGCCGATATTTTTATCACTCATGCGCCATGCATAGAGTGTGCCAAATTAATTCATCAATCAGGAATTAAAAGACTTTTTTACAGAGATACATATAAAAATGATGATGGGTTAAACTTTCTCAATCAATGTAATGTCGAGGT